GGGGATGTCTATTGTTGTCATTGCTCGCAAAATTTGGCTTGCCAAATGAGCGGGTATCTTAGAATACATGACTATACTTGGATATAATCGCTTCAAAAGCCAATTATCGACCAGCTTTATTAGTGTGTGGTGTTGATGAGCATCATGAGCGGATGCGTCATAATTTATATTATAACCGTTTGGAATAGCTAACTTACAGGTTTGCACACAATTCTTCAATTCCTCACAATTCAAACCCATAACGAATTCAATTGCAGGACTTCCCGGCTGAAAAGGTTGTTCAAGAGCTAATCGCAGACTGGATATTAGATACTGATTTACAAGACCACACCAGGCTTTCACTTCTGGACTTGGATTAAACAAATTCCTGGGCCGCAGTTTCTCTGGTGCTGGTGAATACATTGGCTCATTAGTCTTCATAGATGCTTCAAGAGTTATGCTTATTTTACCACTAATGAGACTTGCTTCAACTCCTTTTCGATAGACGGCACGCTTCTGTGGCTTGACACTAGCTAAGTAATCATTTATATCAGGTTTCCACTTGAGAAGACACATGTTATCGAGCATACGGGTCAAGAGCAATCGCCTAAGACGCTTTGCATATTTCCGGAAAGATGTTAATTCACATTCATCAGGCACTAATCGTGTAGCAAAATGTCGTCCTATTAATCCATAGAATGAATTATAAGCGTTCATTGCCATATACACTATTGCATTGGGATCTTTAACAATTGTAGTCGTGTAATAATGCTTATTCTCTATAATAGCGTACGACTCCAAATAATCGTGAATTGTAGGAAAATCTACTTGCACCCCAGACAGAGTGTAATACTTCATTTCTACTGCATTCTCATTTGGCTCACCAAGCTGCCGAAACAAGTTCAAAGGGACATTACGTTCCACCATTGCTTCCCCTCCCAAACAAGGTTTCTCTATCTGGAAATTGCTATCAGAAAACCGTGTTGGTAAATGGGCAAATCGTGGAGCTGCTATAATAGTATTTGGTACTGTTAGTCCTCCGAGCATCTTCGCAACAGGATAATTTTGAGCTTGAGGATACTCAGCTGACTTATGACCCTCATTTACAGCAGTTGGAACAGAATAGTAGAAGGCCATTGGTTGTGGCCGCATAATGAAGAATACTAAATAGCGTACAATTGACAAGAAAATGGTTATTGCATGAGTACTGGATAAATACCATTGCAAGCTACTACATGGTTCTAGTATACTCCATTGCCAA